CATATGCTATGTTTTGCAAAGTCTGTTTAAAAAAGCCCTTTTGCCTTTGTTCCACCAACTCTCTAAGGAAATTTCCATCAGTGGCAGTTCTTTTACTAATAGATCCATCATCTATAGAAAAACCCATCTTACCACCGCTTTTTTCATGTAACCTATTGGCTAGCTTTACTATCTTGTCGGTATCTTCACTTATCTCATCATATATCTCTTTCTCTCGCCTCTTTTCATCGGCTGTTTTATAAAAGATTATTTGCATAGGCATCAGAGCAAACTCAACAAAATCCTCATTAAGCTCCATCATAGACGAGATCTTATCTACAAAAAAAGGTAAAAAGATAGAAGTGTAATTTATATTAGAAGTCCTACCGATTGCATAAGCAGCACCGGCAGCAAAGGTATTAGCATAAAGTTCTCCGCCAGCTAGATAGCTAAAGAGATCATCTGGCTCTTTGTTTGTTATGTTTAGTTCGTCATCAAAGGCTATAAACTGGCTCATTTTACTCGCTCAGAAATGCCCCCTTTGGGGCCATTTTGCTCATTTTATTTTAGGTAAATTAAAATTTTTTACCTTTTTAATATTTATACCAGCTCTTTTGATAATCTCATCGATTATATTAAAGAGATACTCAAACATATCAGAAGGCACGCTAAGATTTCCATTAGAGACATTTTGCATAAAATCGCCAGTCATCATGCCAGCTTTTATTATTCTATTGTCATTTATCTGCTCTTTTATGGCTACTTGTTGCTCCTCGGCCAGTTTAGTTTCAGCCTTTGTCTTTTCGGTTTGAGCCTTTGTAAGCTCTATTTGCATCTGTAAATTTTGTTTATCAAGCTCTAGTCTATCTCTAAGTCCTTGGTTTTTGAGCTCCAAAGCTTCAAGCTCTTTTTCTAACGTTAAAGCCTTGGTTGCAACATCACCGGCTGCATCCATTGCTTTTGTTGTAAAGGCGATCGTCATCTCAGCCATAAGCGAGGTTATAAATTTAGCCCTAGCATCATCTGTTATCTGAAAGTTATCAAACTCGCTTTTTATATGAGCTAAAGCCTTTTGATATATCGAGCGCTCGCCAGTACTACTTGCCAAAATTGCTTCAAAATTTTCTACAAAATTATCTTTATAATTGATCGCGCTCATGCTAATCCCTTTCTTATTCTGTCTAATTTGTTTATTTTTAACTTCTGTACATTAACCTCTTCTTGTAAACCACCAACAGCCGTCTTAATACCGTTATTTTCTATATCACTTATCCTGCTAGATAGCGCATTTATGGCATTATTTATATCACCAAATGAGCTCTCGTAAGATAAAACCTTACTTTTTAGATCATCTATTTGTGTCTGTTGTTTTTTTATTTTTTCATCTAATTCTTCAATAGTCATACTGCCTCCGCCCTTCTTCTCCAGCCATTGGCATAGACTCTTAAATTTGGATTTTGTTTAATTAACATGTTGTAGTGTTCAAGCTCTGCACGGTCAAACTCTTTGTCAAATTTCTCTTCATCTACTTTATTTATAGCAGCCAAGCTTATCTCACCCATTATGCCATCGTCCACAACGCCAGCTATTCGTTGTGCGGCTCTTATGGCAGGTTTTGTATCGGCATTTACACCAAATATAAATATTTCATTAGCCTTTAACTGACTATTAATTTCACCAAGCCTCATCCTATCCCAATACTTTTGCTTGTAAAATTTCCAAACTTCATCACGAAGATCCTTGTTATCAAACAACATACTTGATATTTTTTCGGTATCGCCGCCATATGCTAACGCAGCAAGTATCTCATTCCAACCTTTCCAGCTTGAATGATACTTTTGATATATTCCCATAAACGTCCATTCACGCTCGGTAGGATTTTTGTGTAAAGCTTTTTCAGGGCGACTAAACTCTAAACTCATTAAAATTTGAAAAGCGTTGTTAAAATCTGCCATATTCACTCCTTGTGTTAATCTTTTTAAGATTTTTTAACACATTGCTTTGACGTGCTAAAATTTTCCTCAAAAAATACTCGCTCTTTATGCTCGCCTTTTTTACCAATATTAAAGCCCTCTACTGGACGGTGATAACCCATTACTCTGCTCCATACGGTGCATCTGGTGCGCTGTGCTTGCAAGGCATGCAATATCTCACTACTTGTCATCGCCAAACTCCTCGTGTTTAAAACTTCCACCGTAGTCGTCATAGCCATCGTATCTCCTTCCAGCCTTGCTTGATACAAAGTCTCTAACAAATATCAGTGCCTCACTTCCCATCCAAGCACCCACACCACAAATCGCAAAACTCACGTGTTCGTCCTTGGCGAAAAAGTAAGCTATCTCATAAACTACATATGCACTAAAACAGCCGTCCCACGTTCGTTTGAGCAAAATTTTTATGCCTCCACCACCATTTTTTATAAAAGCGGTGATAGAGCCTGCACAACCTATGATTAATACATAAAACAAATAGTGTAATTCCACGGCTATGCTCTAAAGATACTAATTATCTTTGCCGGGCTCAATAGAACATTTACTACACCCTGAGTGATGGCCAAAGCTGTGAGCTTCATCTCTTCATTGTAAAAAATATTGCCATAAAGGCGGTACAGGGCGACACTAAACACTACCATAAACAAACCACCAAGCAACAGCACCAAACAGCGCCTAATTTTGCTTTTTGCTTTTGGTAGTAGCTTAATCTCGCTCATTTTTTTCTCCCATTTTTTGCTGCGGACGTACTAGATTGTGGCACATTTGCATGCACGCACTGCCTTAGAAGATCTTCGCAGGCTTTAAAATACTCTGCTATCTTTTTTTGATTGTCTGGATCGTTTCTGTCTCGCTCTGGTTTTTGTGGCATTTCGTCGATGCAAGATACTGTGATATATACGTCTTGATATTCCGTTTGTCTAATGATTTGCGGCTCTTTATTCGCACAGCCTGAAAATATAGCGACAAGAAAAAGCGTGATCTTAACGTGCCAGCTCATCAAAAATCCTTTCGCAACGCTCCAGCTTCTCTTCGCAGCTTTGCGTAACCAGTGGCTTGATACCATCAAATTTTCTCCTAGCTTTCTCTTGTATCTTTTTTACATCAGGTTTTTTTATTTCAAGCTCTTTAAATTTAGCATTCTGCAACTCGATCTTTGCATTACACGCCTCGAGATTTGCTTTAACTACTGCGCCAATTGCCTCTTTTAGAGCTAGCTCGTTTTGTGCTTCTTTTAGTTCAGTCTTAGCGTCTTTAATACCATTTTTTAGACTGTAAATTTCAGCTCCAAGTCCTAGCATTACACCTATTAACCCACCAATTACGATTAGCCAAAGTTTATTTGCAATTAAAAAATTCATTCTACTAGCACCCAGTCAGTAGCAAGAACGTCCGTTTGGCTAGCAAGCCACGGCACGATCTTATCGTCAGCCGTCTTCATATTGATGTGAGGACAATAATCAATCTCCTCCCCCTCACCAAAGATAGATAAAAGTGGTTCGCGATTTGCGATAAATTTAGATCCTTTGACTAAAAATAAAAACATCCCTTTGCCATTCCAGCCTTTGCGAGCTACCTTTTTACCCTGTTTTAAAAAACGTATTGCAGAGCCAAAATCAAACCCATCAGAGATATTTTGATAGGCGGCTTCAAAAAGATTTTTAGGCGACCATGAGATGTAGCCGTCAAAATTTGGATGATTTTTCTTGCTATCAGCATACTCTATAAGATAGCCCTCATCATTTGGATTTTCATCCGTAGGTACTTCCCAGCCACGTAGCTTATTGTATTCTCCACGACTCATTGGCATAGCTTTAATCTCTTTCATTCCTATGTACTTTTGCATTATGTCTCCTTTATTTAATAAAATTTATAAAAAATACAGCCGTCAATAGACGGTAACTATGGCCACCAAATTCTTTATGGATGGCTTCGCTATTTAACCATTTTAAACGGATTTACACACCAGACACTTTTAAGCACCTTCTTATCATCTGCTTCAAGATATGTGTTTTTGTTCTCTTCATTCATCCCACATATATCTTGAAGCTTCCACCCGAGATATATCCTGCAATAAAACTTAGATTTGCCATATCTGATCTCGCGGTAATAACCAAAGCGCTCGCGTCCATCTTTAAGCCTGCAAGTCACTAGGCACTGAGTGCTTTTTACTCCTTTGTTTTCTGTAGCTAGAGTATCGCCTACGTTTTTAACACTGCTTGCATCTATGTCTTCAACCCTGACGCCCAGATACTTCGCACTAAAGTTTCCTATCCTGTTACGATAGAGCCAACAAAGCCTAGCCCAATAAGTTTTATTTTTGCCGTTTGGGAAATGCTCGTTTTTCCAGCCATCATCCCCGTTTATCCCATAGTCATTTTCATCAAACCACGCCGCCCATTTAGGCAAATTCTCGCTTTTTTCGTCGCAGGCTAGCAGAGCGATAGGCACTACAATAAAATGCAGTATTTCGATAGGTAACTCAATAGCTACATTTTTAAGAATTTGTAGTTTTTGCTTTTGGTTTAGCTTCATCTTTTACCTCTGCTTTATACTTAGGGCACTTAGGACACTCGCTCCAAGTGCAAGCGCCGTCTTTATCCAGCTTTGATGCGCAAATTTCGCACCTTTTTATTCTTATTCTCACTTCAGTCCCTCTCTTTGAATTATTAATTCCTTATATTCGTTTCGCAAGCTCTCTAACACTGCCGTATTACCGATAATAAGGGCGTGTTTTATATCATCCTCGCACTCTTTTATATCCGCTTCAAGCTGTGCTAATACCTTAGCCCTTTCGTCTATTTTTGGCGTTAAATACTCCTCTATCTCTTTTTGCGTTAAAGGTGTTAAACTAAACTTTTCTACACTTTTAGATAAAACTTCGTCGCTCAAATCATCTTCATAGGCATATATCTCATTGTTTTTATCTTTATAATATTTCATTAATTTCCTCCTACTTTAGTTCAGACCAAGAGCTAGATATATTGGTGTTGCTGCATATACTTAGTTTTTTGAGTGCAGTATTTTCTGGTGTTGCTATTTTGTATTTTGACCCTACTGGCACAATGAATTGCGCATCTACAAAGTGAAGCTGCTCTGATTGGATTTTTCTTACTACAACATCATCAACGACAATGTGGAAAATATAAGATCCTGATGTGCTCTCCAAATTGAAATCAACCATTATAGGTCTGTCTGTGGTGTTTGGATAATAAGTGTTTAATTCTCTTTGACCCCACACATCTTGCCAAGTTTGATTTACTCCTATACTCTTGTTTGCTTCTATCGCTTCAGCAACTGCCTTTTCAGTTACTGCTGCGTCCTCTTGCTTAGCGGTTATGGCGTTTTTGAGTTTCGTGATGCCTGCTTTTGTTTCAGTCGCAAGTATTGTTTTATCAATTTGCCCAGCTATTGGAGTATTTACGTTTTTAGCTTTTATGATTACAACTACCGCCATATTTAAAGGGCGGTTTTCATTGGCTGTTGGGACTATAAGAGATGCGTCAAACTCTAGAGTTCCGACACCTAGATATGGTGAACTATTTGCGGCTGTTCTATTAATATATGAAGTTTGCTTGAATGCCCCACTGAGTAGCGAGCCAGTTTCCCCTATATTGTTTGTCATTTTTGCCGTTATGTTTCTTATCGCATCTTGCTGCGCTGTGCCAAGAGCGGCCGCATTGCCACCAATGCCACG